TGTTGCTTCTCAATAGCTGTTCGATCTTCTCTTCAATGTCTGCTTCTATCTCACCACTGCTTCTGCTCTCTTTGGTTTCTATGACATCACTGAACAAGCTGACAGACTTTCCTAGCAACTCTAAGGCTCTTACCCTAGATGCATCACTATCTGCTTGCTTACTCTCTTCATATAACCTCTCTATGACATAGTTTCTCGTTCTGAGGGAGGAAGCTACTACTGACTGCTCTTTCTTCTCAATAGCCTTTTGTATGCTTAGTGCTATCTTAGGGTTCGCTACAAGCTTGCTCGCTTCGACTTCTACCCATTTGGGTATCTTGCCAGTCTTCGTTAACTGAACGTCATATACCTTTGCATATGCTTCTTTGTAGCTACCTAACTTTCCTTTCACTATCTCATTAACAAATGCTCTCTGCTTCATGGTCAGATCAGTTTCTTTTTTCACAACTTCAAGCTTGGGTTTTTGGTCATCTCTCATGGAAGAAATATTAACAAGTAAATGATCATTTCGTAATGCTCACATACTGCTATCTAATTAAGTGTGCAATTTGATGATAGATAGCTTATACTTATCTCATGTTAACGAATAAGGAGTTTTATCGAACAGGACAACATTAAACACATGGGAGAGTGTACTGGCTCTCTCTTACTCATAATCCAGTACCGCACTGCTTTGACTAGTGAAAATCCAACACTACGAGTACGTCAGCGAAATACGAAAGTGGTCTGCTAAGGATATGTGTGTATCCTCTGATGATTGCGAAAGCATGAAAGCAGTTTTATTAATCAATCATATAAATACTATGGAGGTAATAATTATGATTAAACCAAGTAAAGCAAAACAGATAATGAAGTCTGTTTTAGATGGGAACAACGTTCCCTTTTTGTTAGGCGGAACTGGTGTTGGTAAGTCAGCAGTAGTGAAGCAATTAGCGGATGATCTTGCTAGCGATAGAAAGGTTGTCATTGATGAGATTAATCCTAAGAAAGATGAGTTTGGATTCATTGATTTTAGGTTGTCTCTTTATGAGAGTGTCGATCTAGGCGGTCTGCCTTACATCGATGAAAGCAATGCACAGAAGAGAGCCTTTTTAGGTAATCTTCCAACAGGTGGCGAGGGTGTTCTCTTCTTTGATGAATATGCCCAAGCCCATCCCAGTGTCCAAGCTGTCGTGGGTCAATTGATCTATGAAAGAAGACTGGGCGAGTATGTCTTGCCTACTGGGTGGAAATTGATCTGTGCGGGTAATAGAGCCAGTGACAGGGCGGGCAGTAATAAGCTTCCCTCTCACGTTATTGGTAGATGTTCCATCATCAACTTCGAGCATGACTTTGATGACTGGTCTAAGTGGGCAACTGAGAATGAGGTGCATCCATATGTGATGGGTTTCCTCAGTTTTCAGCCTAACTCATTGAACATCTTCGATGCGAAGATCAGCGAGCCACAGGCTAGTCCAAGATCATGGACAAGATTGAGTGATACTTTGAAGACTAATCCTAGCAAGGATTTATATCAGACTATCGCTACTTGTGATGTGGGCGAACTGCAAGCCATAGAGTTTGTGAATTTCATATCTCTCATGGAAGACGTTCCTAACCTTACAGATATTCTGAAAGGCAAGGATGTAGATATCGTTGACGATGCAGGCATTTGTTATGCGACTTGTATTGCTCTGTTAGATAGAGTGGTTAATGCTAAGGACAAAGAGGTTCATGACTTCTTTGAAAATGCATTAGCCTACGTTAGAAAATTCCCAACAGTGGAGTTTGCTATCTTCTTTGTAAGACAAGCGGTAGCTAGAAGAGAGGAGTTAAAAGACTCTTCAGTGTATGGAAGTTTCAAGGTAGAACACAGCAATGTGGAATACTAAGAAATATTTTATTAACCAGTTAATTTTCTTTTCGACAGGAGGAACTTATGACAAAGGAAACTAAAAACACACTAAGCGAAAATGCAGTGCTAGTGAGATTCACTACAAAGTTTTGGAGTGGTATCAAGTCTGATAAAAATCTTAGAGGACAGCTAGCTACTGATGTCAAAGCAGATGAAGAACTGCTTAATGTTCAGAAGCATTTGTTAGGCAACAGCCATAGCAAATACTTCAGAAGAATCATCAACAAGGTAAGGAATGATTATTACTATCCAATGACTTTGCCTTGGGATGACAACTCAACTGATGTAGATGACAAGGTTGTGAGTGGGTGGAGGTTATGCCCTAACTCACAACTGGATAACCTACAGCAAGCAATGGATGAAGCTAGAAGAAGTTTCTTTACTGAGGTGGATGGATTCTGCAAAGACTATCCAAGGAAGAAAGAAGAAGCTAAGACTTTGCTTGGCTCTGCTTACAACGAATATGATTATCCTTTCGTTGATGAGATCAGAGAGAAGTTTAGGTTTGAGTTTGAAACCAATGTGATACCTACGTTCTCAAATGATATTCGTTTGAATGTATCAGAGAAGCTGAGATCAAAGATAGAGCATGATGTTGAGAATAGAATCAAGAAGAATGTTGCTTCCTCTTCTAGGGTTATCGTTGATGCCTTGGTTGAGCAAGTGACACACCTTGCTGATAAGCTTGAGAAATACAATCCCAAGGACAAGCAGAAAGGTGGGTTCTTCAAGGACAGTAGCATTGAGAAACTAAGACAGGCTATCGATGTCTTACCATCATTCAATGATGATGTGTTTGGTAGCGATGCTGATATTAGCAAGGCACACCAAAACCTTGTCAGTGTTATGGCTAAGATCAACTCAGTGGATACTCTAAGGGATGAGACTGATATGGGTCAGAGCAAAAGAGATCAAGTATCAAGTGATCTTAAAAAAGCTATCGACCCATTAAAGGATGGATTCTTAGGTAAACTAGGAGGTAAGCATGACTGATAAGATAACAAGATGTAGAGCAAGGCTCATGAGAAGCGATGTAGGTATTGCATCTATATTGCTTCCTCTTGAACTTATTGAGAGTGATCAGCATGACACTATGGCAACTGATGGTAAGAGCATCTACTACAATCCTAAGTTTGTTGATGAGCATACAGACGAAGAGATTGAGGGTGTTCTTATTCATGAGGGTTGTCATGTGATATGGGAGCATCCGCTTCGTAAGAAGAATAGGAATCATGCTCTTTGGAATGTTGCTTGCGACTATGTGATCAATGCATACCTTACTTATGATCTTGGTATGGATTTACCAACAGGCGGATTACTGGATAAGAAATATCACAGGATGTCTGCTGAACAGGTTTACCACATACTGGATAATGATGAGGAAGCTTTGCAAGAAGCTAAAGATCAGATGGCAGAAGCCAATGACTCTGATGATGATCAACAGCAAGATCAAGGTCAGAGTGGTGGTGGTTCTGATGAGCAAGAAGATGAAAGCCAGCAACAACAATCGACTGGTAAATATTCTTCTGATGAGGATCAGAAATCACCTTCGTCAAAGTACGATGATCTTGCACCATCGATTGGCGAAGTGATTGAGCCTACTGATGATGAGGGTAAGCCATTGAGTGCTGATGCTCTTGATCAACTCAGCAATGCTATCCGCAAGCAAGTAGTCTTGGGCGATAAGCTGTCTTCTTTAGATGGCAACAAGTCTGCTACTGAGGGTAGGGTTGGCGAAATGAGAAGTGCCAGTGTTGATTGGAAGAATCATCTTCGTGATTGTTTAGAGAGTGTAGTAGCCAAGGATTACTCTTGGTCAAGACTTAATAAACGTCATGCATGGAGAGGAGTCAATCTGCCTAGCAAAGTTAGGTCTGCTGATGGTGGCGAGATTGCAATAGCTATCGACACCAGTGGGTCTGTATCTCAAGCTGAGTTAGATTACATGGCAAGCGAGACTCAACAGATGATGCTTGACTGTGGCATAGACAAGGTCAGAGTTTGCTACTGTGATCATGTGGTTCGCAAGAACTCAGATGATGAATGGTGGGATAAGTTTGATCTGACTATGGGCGATGAGATTCAGTTTAAGTTTCGTGGCGGTGGTGGAACTAGGTTTGACCCAGTGTTCAATCTGCTTAACGAATACACTGATGATGCTGAAGATATCAGAGCCTTGATCTATTTCACTGATGGTTGGGGTTATGCTGATGCTGACAGTGAGCCTAACATCCCAGTGTTTTGGGGTCTGACTGACTCTTGGTTAGCCAAGGATGAAGACAGATGCAGAGAGTATATGCCTTTTGGCGAATACATTGGGGTCGATTGCAGTGATGCTTACTGAGGTTCGTTCTAAGGGTAGGGTATATTTAGGTATGCCTTACCCTTACCTACCTTTAGAAAATTCGTTAGAAGCGATTCTGTGAGGTCGTTTTTCAAAATTCTGTCTAGGAAATGGGTGTTTCCTACTGATGAGTGGCAAAAGTCATGAAACAGAATTAATTAATCTAAATTCGTATGGAGGTAATACAAATGAATATGAATGAAGAATTAATGTTTGAAGCCAGTCAAGATTTGATGGCTATCTTGAATAAGATATACACAAAGATTGATAGGTCTAAAACTGAAGAACTGTCTGAGGTTAACTTTGAATTGGTTAAATCTTTTAATCAATTGGTGGATGTTAACCAAAGATTTTTGAATATCCTTTATCCAAATAGGAAAAAGGTTAAACCAAGAAAGCTTAGTCTGAAGTATAAGTCTTCTAATGTAGAGGAGGTGCATGATGAGTGATATTGGTAATAAAGAATATGTCTATGAAATTGAAGAGTATTCTCAAGATGTTAGACGTTATCAGATTACATCAAATGTAAAACTAACTGATGCAGAAGTTAGAAATGTCTATCAAGAATCAGATGCTAATAAAGTGACTAAATCTAATTTGGCACTTTATGTTGATTGGTCTGATGAAAGATTTACAGATGATGAAATCCTAAACAAGATTAAAATCGTTGGCATCTATGATGGCACAGAATATGGAGACGATTGCCAAGTAGATGTCACAGGAGATTTTGAGGAGGTGTCTGATGAGTGACATTGGTAATAGATGTGTTCACTGTGGAGAAGATACTTCTTTTGGCAGTGGCAAGTTTGTCAACAGGATTCCAGCAGATGCGGATTACGAAGCCTTGGATAACCAAGGCAACGTGATCTTTGCTGATGGGGAATATCGTGATGGCTATGCTTGTTCAGAGTGTATGGCTATGCCATGTGACAGGTGTGATGAATCCATCCCAATGGATGAGGACATCTGCCCATATGATGTGTATGCCGAAGACGATAAGAGATCAACAGAAGAATTTTCTGATGGTCATTGGCGAGTGCATTACAAATGTCTAACCAAAGATGAAAGGAGGGAATACGATGGCAAGTCAATCTAAATTTCAAATCTTTGCTGATAGGCATTGTGATACTACTGCTTGGATAGATGTCACTGATACATATGCTGATAATGAAATGCATATCAGAATAGAGTGTGCGGAACATACTAGCTATGTTCCAACTCTCTATGTGTATGACAGTGCAAAGGATGAGGATGGATACTATATCAATGAAGAACCTATTCATACTTATAGATTTCCAAAGTCATTTGGCGAGAGTGAAGAATAATATTTGACCAGTAAATATTTATTCTAGCTCAGGCAGAAGCTCGAAAAGGCGATCACTTCTCAGGAGGTGGTTGCCTTTTTTTTTGTCCACAGTTTCTCCACAAGAATCCTGACTGGTAAATATTATATTTCTTTTCCCGACCACAACATCTTGTGTGTGTGACATTCCCCCCCCACTATATCTTGTGTTTTGCTATTGCAATTTGCTATCAAGTCATTGTAGAATGAAAGTCAATGAGGGTTCATCGAACCCAAATTACCTCCAACCGAATTGTTATACGATTGGTATTGGGAGAGGGTAAAACCTCTCCCTTTTTTTTTGATTGTCGTGGAGGCGTAAAAAACAATAGACTGGTAAATATTTTTATAGCAGGACGTTCTGCGTTCCTATTCCAACATTACCTGAAGTATCAATTCACATTTCACTTTGCAAGCATAATGCATTATAATCATAGCTTATGTTTGCTGTTATTAGACACACCTTTGATATGAATACTGAGAACAAGTATCAGTCCTATGGCGAGTGGAAGCACAGGGTATGGCTCTTTCCATCAGAAGAAGATGCTATGACCTTTGCCATTACATTGCTTGATAATCCTGTGATTCTAGCTAACGAACATTCATTGGCTCATGCTATCGAAACATTACAGACTGGTAAGTTTTGGCAGTTTGGCAGAGAGAGTGTGGCAGTAGGCAAGGTAGAAGATAATATAGAAATCATTTCAGAGGAGGATACAGAAGATGAAAAGTCTATTCATTAGATGTTCTAAAGAAACCTATGATCTTGCTCATGCACTAGCGAAAAAAGAAAGTCGTTCACTTAATAAACAAATTATCCACATGATTCACAAGGAAGCTGATGATCGTGGTGTTGTATTAAAGAAAGATGATAAACCTAAACTGGGTTTGCAATCGCTTGCTGAAACAAAGATACAGGAGAATCCATCGACACATACCAATAGTTAAGAAGCACATCGCTACATTCTTTAACTAATTCAAGTTGTAAATCGTTGATAGTCTTAGGAGAATCTACCATGATTTTCCAAAAGACTTTCTCCCCATGCAAACCAACCTCTCTTTTTAAAACCTTTTGAACTTTGATAAGTATCACACAGCGTGGAAGTGGATGGGAATATTGATCGGTAAATATTTGATCTAGTCTGCCTGCTGAACTTGATACGAAAGTGCCACTTGCATGAATCATACCAAGATACTTATCGCAAGCATTGTGTTGTTGTATTGTGAGTTGATCTTTCAGAAACAAAGAATCAATGGTGTGTTGGTCATAGACAATGGCTCTGCCATACTTTGACTTTTCAATTCTTGTAATCCCTACCTTGTTTCGTTTGTGCAGATAGGGATTACCAATATCGTTTACTGTTATGTTCTTAGAACTCCCAGTCGAAGTTGTCTTCAATTTGTTCTCTCTCCTTGTATCTTCCATTTACAGGATTGAACTCCATATTAACACTTCCTAGACTTCCTTGCCATCCCCATCTAGCTTTCCAGTTATGTATCTCTACCCCTTCATCTGATCTGTATACAGTCAAACCAGTATCAGCTTTGGAAAACCATGCCATTGATTTAGCAATGTCTACTCCTGTGCAGACATTCTTTTTACCATCTCTGACCTGTGGCTTTGTTGGGTGGGCAACAAAGAATACTAATACTCCATGTTGTTTTGCAAACAGTTGAACCTTAGTCAACATATCTGAAACCATATCCGTTTCCAGTCCAGTGTGTCTGTCGTTATGGATAAAGTTGTATGGGTCTATTACTAAAATCCTAACACCATATCTCATGACAGCACTTGCACCTTTCTCAAGTATGGCTTCAATCGTAGGCATATCTCCATCCATATAGTCTTGGAATAAGATGTGGTCTTTAATCCATGTCTCTGCAAAGTCCTTCTCCTCTTGTGTCATTCTTGGATTGAGTCCTTGAAAGAATGGTTTACCTGTTAGCACCTGTGATAGCTGAACTGCATGGAGTTGCGGTGGCTTTTCAAAAGAACAGAAACAAGTCTTCCAACCACTTTGTCGTGCAACATTAACAATTAACTGGTCAATAAACGCAGACTTACCATCGCCTGGATACCCTGTGACTACAAATAAATTTCCTGTCGCCAGCGTAAACAGTTTGTCCACACTTGGATAGCCAGTTGATACACCACTTGGCATACCTTTTTCGTAAAGGTTTTGGAAATCATCTGCATAGTGATCAATGCTATTTAATCCATGTAATGGTATGGGTTCTGAGTTTAGCACTTGGTTTCTTACAGCTTCTGCACCTTTGTCAACCAATAATTCATTGGCATCTTTGCATCCTTGATAGTCCACACGATAGCATCTAGCTTTATTAAGTCTTCTTGACAATTCATCTGCCAAGACATCGCCTGATGTGTCTTTGTCTGTGGCTAGTATTATTCTGTTCTTGTTCTCAAACTTCTGTCTGTCCTCCCAAACATACTTGAACCTACCATCCTCTGATGGGTCAATCTTATTATCAGTAATCTTTGCTGGTGCACCATTAGGAACTGAGTAAACTTCTATGTTGGCATAGTCTTTGAAAGCGGTCTTGATTGCAAGGGCATCCATCTCTCCCTCTGTAATCACGATGGTATCTGCTACATCTTCTAACTTATCATTGCGAGTATTGTTACCCCACAATCTTTGTGCATTGCCATCCCACCAAAACTTCTTCTCACCATTAGCTGATCTATACTTAACTGCTTCAAGCTTACCGCCTTGGGTGAAGGAAAAACCTATGACTGGTTTATATTTATTCTCAGCCAGAGTGCAACCAAAGTCCACTGCCGTGTCAGGACAGATACCTCTTTCTTCCAACCACTTAGCTGAAGCACCATTAATATCATTCTTAGGTAAGGCTTTTAGTTTTACTGGTTTGGGTTTCTCTTTCACAACATTTAATTTTACACCATTTGTCTTAGGAACGATGCCATTCTCTCCACAGTGATGGCAGTGATAAACAACCTTTTCTGTCTCAACATTTACAGATAAAGGTTTATCTCTTCTGTGTTTTGTTCTTTGATCTTGACACAAAGGACAAGCTATTTTGTGCTGACCCACAGATAAATTATCTGTAGAATTTTTGATACTGGTATTGACTTCCATATTTACCTCCATTAAATTGTTATACTTCTATACTATATACCTACTAATTTATAAACTTACTAAGTATCTATTACTTACTATCTACTTACTAAGCAAAGACTTATCTATCTCTCTAGCAATATCATTTGATATTTTCTTTCTTGAAATTACTGGATAATCTATTAGTGCCAAAACACTCTTGACTATTCCTTTAGAATTAATTCCTAGTCTG